TGGGTATATAGGAGGATGCACCAAATTGGTAACTTCCGGGTTGAAAATAGGTAGGCAATGGCTGTGTTGCAGCTGAACCGGGCATTAGCTTGGGCTGACCCGTTGATGGATCCACTATCCAAAATTGCCCAAAACTAATACCATAATTATCATTCAATTCTTTTACTGAATCTGCTGAAGCGTGATATTGAACATCGTAATTATTATTTTTATATTTTGTTGTATTTAAATAATCGGCCGTTGTAGCAGTTGCATCGATTGTTGGAACAACATCGTTCCGAATACCCTGTTCATCATTTGAATATGCTGCAGAAATTGTGATGGGAGATATACCATTTACTTTTGAATTACCCTGAGTATATTTATAACCCGATGGCAAACGTGCCATTTTTTTCGTGGTTGTTGTGACACCATTAAAATCTTTGGTATTTACATTGACTAAATAGTAACCATCCGGTATCAAATCATTCAAAGATGGATCCGACAATGTACCGGATGTACATGGATAAGGGCATCCGGATATATCCATTGTTTGGCTCACGTCAAGTCCCTCCTTCTCCTGAAAATAAAAGGCAAAATAATAGCGCCACGATAAAAAGAGACCGAATACCAACAGCATAAAAAATAATACCATTGCCAAAGCAATCGTATAGATATCTTTCTTCATGATGATTATAATCAAATATCAAACAATCGAAATACACTAGTTATATTGGAGATAGATAAATAATTTTGCCTCTATGAAACAATCAAATTGCGATAGGCGAGCCAAAGATTGAGGTCGCGAATGACGACACCCCCTCCGCCGCGAGTTTTTTGTGAGTGCATTCGATTCAAATCGCCAATGTAGACCCATGGATGTTGTGCATTTGTCGAAACTGCAATCTTGGAATGATCATGTGTTTCGGTGTATATTAGGTTTGAAAATCCATTCATTTCCTTCACATGTGTTACCATGTCGGTTTCATCCATGGATTGGCCGCGCATCCAGGATTCAACTAGACACGGTCCACCAAACTCGTGAACCAAATAGTCTTCGTATATATCTAAATGAAGTGACGGAGGTTTCGCAATGTGTATAATATCTTGCATGAATTCGAACTTTGAAACTGTGGTATCATGTTGACCCTTTCCGTGCTTTCGCTTGTTAATGGGTGTATAGTCTGCCGATGCAATATAGACATGAGGATCCATCGCGTGTAATTGTGCAAGTATACCTGAAACACAAATGAGATCCTTCATCTTGCATTCAATGTGCACAAAGGATTGACCGAAAATGTGTTCACCATGTTCTATGAGTGAAATGGTCATACCTAGACCAGCCGCGCTATCCTTTGGCTTAAATTCCCTCGGAAAGTTGGGTACAGAGTGGACGAGCCAAGAAACGGAATCTTCATTCCAGCAAAGAATGCCCTTGGTATGACCATGGGTGGTTTTGTTAAGACCCAATTTTTCCGTTTGGTCATTGTAAACAATAAAATGTGTCCACAATTTACCTTGATATTGACGTTCGATCCATTCATTAATATCAACACCATCGCGCATGGCTTTTGTATAGGGGTCGTAATATTTATAAGCGACACCATGTGGTGATTTAATGGCTGTATGAAACGCGGATTCTTTCTTTTGGCGACCAATGCAGGAACAGCTAAAACAAGAGCCCATGGTGATGACGATAAAGAATAAGTAGTACAAAAGAGATATAGCTCTGTATCATGGTTTATTTTACGAGTCAATTTTTCACCATCCCTGTAAAAAATTGAATATCATTGCATAAAAGAAGGTAAAGATATATCTCCCGCCATTATAAAGAATGATCATCCCTATCAAGTGTTTTACGTGTGGCGAAGTCCTTGCTGACAAGTATCGATTCTTTCAAAGCGAGGTTCGCAGAATCAAGTTGGCCAGGGGTGCCTCTGTTGAAAAAGTGGTGTATTTAACAAAGGATACGATTGAAAAGACGCCGGAAGGAACCGTCTTGGACGAATTGGGTCTCAACAATGTTTGTTGCAGGCGTCACATGTTGACGCATGTAGATATTGAATAAGCAGTCACACCATAGAACCAAATAAAATATACGTTTAGTATAATGAGACGTTTACAATATAAAAAAAGAAGATCCGTACGAAACCAAAAGAGGCGCTTTCATAAAAGCGGGCGAAAACCTATGCGTGGTGGGGATCTATCTACACCCACTTTTTCTGTACCTATTGACAAATTTTATCCATTGAACTCGTATCAAGATGACCCAGGTGTCCCGCCCCAACTCTCTTCTGAGAGATTAACTGTAAGTGGTGGTAAGAATAGTCAAAGAAGAAAAAGAAGACAGCGTCGAGGTCGAACGATGAGAGGCGGAAGCGCAAATTTAACTTCATTGATCAATATGCAGGATCCATTATTAGCAGGTCCAAACGCCCAATCTTTTCCAAATGTGTTTGCAAATGTAGCAGGATCGGGTAGTTTAGCATATAGTTTACTAGGTCAGTCTGCACCGGTAGGAAATACTGGTGGTATGATTAGTGTAACCACGAATGCAAGCACATTGGCGTAATATTTTTATTGTATAATAGTATAGCAGAGTATACAATAAAATGGCAGTTGTTGGATTGGGAAAATTGTGCACACCTGCGTATGTATATTTAGTCGTATCGGCAATAGCCATGGTAGTGATGATTTATCAGAATTACGGTAATTTAACAACGTATTGCATTGGCTCGTATACATGCACTGTTTCTAGTACCATTATGATTTTTGTCATTAAAGCACTCTATGTGTTGTTTTGGACATGGATCTTGAACTTGGTATGCCGCGCTGGTGCACCAGGCATAGCATGGGTTTTGGTTTTGTTGCCGTTTATTGTGTTGTTTACTGCCGTGTTGATATTGCTAACCATGTAACTGAGCATTCGTTGTTTATAGTAAAAACATAATTTACTATAAAAATCATATGGTGTGGGTCATGTAAAATTTGATTTGGGCAGTCTGCTATTATAGCGCTTAATGTATACACTTCAAATGTGATCAATATTTTCTATATATACACTTGTTGCTATAGTAGCATTCTGAATTGCGAGAAAGCGTCGCCTCGCTAGTGTTTAAAATAGTTATTACGCTATTCTTATATCAAATGAAAACCCAACAAGGGACTTGAACCCTCAACCTCGAGATTAGAAGTCTCACGCTCTATCCAGTTGAGCCAATTGGGCAAATATTTCCATGCAAGGAATTGAACCTTGTTCTTGACCCTGAAACCGTATAAGTTCAAGTCATATCATAACCAGTAGACTATATGGAAGAGTAGGAGGTGGGGTGCTATAATCCGTGTTTTAGAGTTGGATCGAAATGAATCGATTTAAATTAGATTTTTGGTTTTGCTGTAGGATTACGTTTTTGGAGGAAAGGATCAAGTGCTATTATCTTTAAATTTTTCATTATAAGAGAAAGGGGTAGATTCGCTGTAAGATAATGGTTTATTTAATTAATATATTACAATTACATAAACAAATCGCTTTGTACAGGGGTCGAACCTGTGACCTTTCGGTTAACAGCCGAATGCTCTACCTACTGAGCTAACAAAGCAGGTGTGCTATAATCCATTTAATTCTTAAAAGTGAAAGGGGGTAGGGATTGCTGGGGGATTATGTTGCTATTATCTTGTTAAATTTTCATTATATGGAAAGAGGGTTGTTTACGCACAAAGTACATAGAAGTTTATCGGACTCTGCAGGACTCGAACCTGCGTGGGAATATCCCAATGGGTTAGTAATCCATCTCCATAGCCGCTAGGAGAAGAGTCCAGTTGAGGTTGCTATAATCCATTAATTCTTAAAATGAAGTCGAGGGTCGCTGTTGGATTATGTTGCTATCATCTTTTAATTTTTCATGCAAATTTGAAGGGGTGTTTCGCTGTAAGATAATGGTTTACGCACAAACAAATATAACAAAATAATACGAAAGGATTGAAACACCCATGCAGGGACTTGAACCCTGGACCACTAGCTTAAAAGGCTAGCGCTCTACCGACTGAGCTACACGGGTAATTTATTCGTATTGTTTGGGTTACACAAAATGGATGATATTACACCATCCCACAGTATACTATGTGGCCAACTCTTTATATTGGTTTGATATATAATATATTATTATATAGTAGAGTATAGAATTTACTTTTTATCACATGTCGAAACATCAAAAAACGGTTAAAAAGAGACCTACCGTGCAAATTAAAGGAAAAATTCATGAAAAAAAGGAGGGATGGATCATTACCGAAATATGTGGAAAACCATTTGAACGAGGATATGCACACGGAGCTCTTTTATCAAAAGAACTGGAGCGTGTTCTCAAAGTATTTCCCTTTATCGTACATGAACAATTCCGCAAAAAAGTGACGTTTTCAGAATATTTGAAAAAATGCAAAGAACTCATCAACCCGCATATTAATGCAACAAATTGTTCCGAATTCTACGAAGAATTACGCGGTATTTCAGCCGGTGCAAAAAGCAATGGTGTTTCCATCACGGTCGATTATTTGATTGCATGGAACTCTCTATTAACCATGTATTCATACTATTTCGATCATAGCGAAACGGCGACGAAACGTTGTAGTGCATTTATTGCAACGGGCAATGCAACAAAACAAGGCGATATTGTCATGGCACACGATACTCACTCAGATTTTGCAACTGGACAATTGCTTAATATCATGTTGTATGTGTATCCCGACCAGGGTTACCCATTTTGTATGCAAACATCGGCAGGGTTTATTGCAAGCTCGAGCGATTGGTTTCTCTGTTCGACTGGTATCATCGGATGTGAAACCACCATTTCCGATATAGATTACAAGCCATCTCTATATAAAGGTTCTAAAAGAATACCCTACTTTTGCAGAATTCGCCAAGCCATGCAATATGGCAAAACACTGGACGATTATGTCTCGATTATGACAAAACACAACGCCGGCGATTATGCAAATTCTTGGCTTTTAGGAGATGTCAATACAGGCGAGATCATGCTACTAGAAATCGCTTTAAAAACACATCATATTGAACGAACCCTAAATGGAGTCTTTTATGGAATGAACTCGGCAATTGATTTTGAAATACGAAGTAGAGAGACACACGATCAGGACTTTATGAATCCGGAAACGTCGTCCGGATCAAGAAATATCCGATTGAATGCTTTGTTAAATGATCGATATTATGGACATATAACACCTGCAATTGCAAAACGCGTCATGTCGGATCATTATGACGTATTTTTAGACAAAACAATTATGAATGGACGGACCATCTGTTGTCATACGGAATTGACAAATAAATCGACGGGCCATCCGGATATACTACATGGATGTACAGATTCCAAAGTGGTTAATACTGCAATGGCAAAACAATTGCAATGTTTAGCGCGATTTGGCAGTGCATGCGGTAGACCATTTCATATAAAAGACTATGTAAAAACACATTCGAGCGCTAAACCGTGGATGGCCGTCTTGGATGATATTCCTACGTATACATGGACAACGATAGGATAACGCTAGTACAAAAACGATAGGATAACGCTAGTACAAAAACGCTACTACAACAATGATAAGTTATCAAGGTGAAAAATATATCAAATTTTTATTCAACCAATCATTTATTGAAGATACCGCTCGTGATCGATGAAAATCATTAGCAATCATACGAATACTATAGTTTTTCTGTTGAAATGTCGAAAGAAAATTGCGTACAATATTAATAGTGACAGCTGCCGAATATTTTTCATCCAATTCATCATATGGAAATAGCGGAAAACCTTTTTTCTGATTTATTGAATTATGAAAACGAAAAAGCATGTCTTTTAGATCTTTCTTTGTCTGAATTGTATTGAAATTGATAGCGCTCATATATTGTCTAGCGTGGTTTGCACAATCAGGGCAAGGCAAATTGGCGCAGATTGTAACAATGGTTTTTAATAAATCATCCTTTATTTGTGAAAAGGTATCTTCTTTTATTTTTTCGGCCATTGTATGTAAAAATAACCATACAGGTTCACCCCATTTCATTGATTTGGGTTTAGCTGGTACATCTCTCGAGGCTGCGACCGATGGCGATGTAGAAGAACTAGAGATACTCGAAAAATCTGTCTGACGAGAACTAGCCGAAGGTTGTATTCTACGATATTTTGCAGAAAATCCCATCAACGAGGATGGCGCTGGAGGAATATTATTAGGTTGTTGTTGAGGTATCACTCTTCTCGAACTATTAAACTGCATAGACATCATATTTATACTCATTTATATTATGTATATATGATATTTGTAAACTTAAACGTAATAGAAATATATATAGTAACTATATATAAGAGATATGGATACAACGAAAGAACAATTAATACATACCATCAAGGAGTGGGTACGAATCGACAATGAATTGCGAATTTTGAGTAAACAGCAATCGATCCGAAAAAAAGAGAAACAGGAAATGTCGGAATCTCTGATCGAAATTATGCGATCCAATGAAATTGATTGTTTTGATATAAAAAACGGTCAAATCATGTACACAAAACGAAATATCAAAAAGCCCATTACACAAAAGGCTCTCCTAAATATCCTTTCCAATTACTACAAGGGAAATCTCGAAAAGGCGGAAGAGGTGAATAATTTTATTATGGAAAATCGCGAACAAGTTGTCAAGGAAACCATTGTCCGTAAAATAGACAAGGGCGTTGATATTGAATCTGCATAATGTTGCATGTCTAGTCGCAATAAGGCCAACATGCAATATTCGGACAGTCATTTAGAATTGCTTGTGTCAAACTAATTTGTTTGTCATCAGTCACTGGGTAAGGAATTGACAAATGATAACCAAACGGTTTTTCCACAAAAAATTGATGACATGCAAAGTTCTCGCAAAATGTATCATCACCTACTTTCAATCCAAGAACATATGATCCCAACGTAAAATAAGTATCTTCTGCCATAATTTTAATTGTATCTAAAGTAGGATTTGGACTTTCAAACTCTCGCCGGATGACACTCCAATGTGGTGTCGGCATTGGAGGAATCGCTTCAATGATGCGTATCATATCTGCACGCTTTCGCAAAGAAAGTCCTCCATTGAAACTGCCATATTTGTGTTTTCCATATGGAATCTGTAGTTTATCCAAGACTACAAATTCGTCCCATATCCAATCTAGATTGCCTCCAATGTACGAGTATCCTTTGGATGTAAAATCGTGAATTGTATAGGTTGATTCCGGATGAAGCCATGTATCGAGTTGAAAGACGAGAACATAGTCTCCATATAGTGAATCCCACAGTTGTCGTGATTTAAACATGTCATTGTATTGGTAAGGTTCCAAATTATTTACATCCAATTCGCGTATTTCCACGCCAAATAGTTTTTCACTCCAATATGCAGACAGTCCTTTACCACAGTAAAAAACAAAGTTCCACTCCGTTTGCGGCAATACAGATTGGAAATTTTGAATCACCTTGACCACGCGATCAATTTGACGCGGTTCGACAATTACGGCTGTATTCATAAATCAAAAATATAGAAGTAATAATAATAATAGAAGATATTCCTTTTAACCTATATCGCGCGATAAATATATTTACACAATGCCGAGCGAAGGAATGGTATACGTACCGTTTTCATAGACACATTTTGCCATGATATCGGGGTTTTCTTTTCCATTTAAAATATCTTCTGTTCGATATACATTGCAAAATCTGTCGATATAGTACATGATACCCTGTATATCTTCTGCAAATACTTCAAACTTTTGTGTAGACACATTGGCGAGATCATTTGCATGAATGACGCCATGGGGGCGACCTTTGTAATGCGTACCGCAAAATTCACACTCTTCCTTTCTGCGGCGCGTACACTGTTCTCCATTTGCACGCTTGGCATTACATCGATTCATATTCGGAATCGAGTTTTTCACGCGTTTTCGTTTGATAAAGTCGTCTTTTTCGAGTACCAAACGATCGTATTCTAGGGCAAACTCGAGGACATCAATGACCTTTTCTTTATCTTCAAAGTTTGCGTCGGTAATCTTTTTATGAATGGCATTTTTGAAAGTACCAATGTATTCTTCAATCTTCTTGTTGATGCGTTTCTCCATGGTTTCAGCGTTGTGGACAGGTATACAATACTATAGCATTGTATATCTATATTCAATTTTTTGGATACTCCTTAGAAGAGAGCATAGATTTTTTTATACACTTCTTGTGCATCGATGCAGGCATCTCTCAAATATTGTCGAGCTTTGTTTTTATCTGCGGGTTCTACAAATGCAATGCGTAGTGTGCTGTCGGGATTGTGTGGATGGAATTTTTTGAAGCCGCAATAGGAGAGAGTCTTTTCGCCCTGATAGAACTTTTCATAGAGGAAATATTCCAGCACTTTTCCCATGGTGTAATCTTCGCCCTCCAAAATAATATCAAAACACGATTCCATGGTCGTTTCGCTATTCATAATAGGGACAAGATCTGATTCAATCGACTCTGCCATGTCGACAAACTTGTTTTGCAAAATACTAGTCGCCTTTTTCACAAGATCGACATTTGTATAGATACCAATCGTCTTGATCACAAAATCAAAACTGATTTCGACAAATTTGCGCTGAGAATCTAAAATGCGGTAATTCTCCTTTTGAAACGCAATTTCCGACTCGGATGCACCGGAGGACGCCATCGCGGCAGCTTGTTCCCCCCACGATTCCGAAATTTTTGTAGAATCCGGCGTATTTCCATAGGAACAAATAGAGACTGCATTGAACATGCTGCTATCCTTTGCACAGTGAATCGAAAATTCTGCAGTGAGCTTGAGTTTTTCGGCGTGAATCATGTCGCCCATCTTGGGACGAAGCCTGGCAAAATCAATGTAATATGTAGACGTTTTTGCGTCCGGTGGGAAAATCTTTCGTGTTTCTGTTTCTGTTAAATAATTCCCCGTTTCCTTATTCTTAATCTTGAAATCTTCCGTGGTAACGTACAAAATATGATCCGTCGTATTTTCCACATCGACTTCGAGCTGATATTTACCAGGTAGTGCCTCCAAGTCGGTATTGTGGATGGGAATACAACTGAGTCGCTGCTTCAAAATCTCATTGTGCAAACGAGATGTATTTGTTTCAATATGACAATCATTGTCCGAATGTACTTCTGTGAAAATAGTGTTGATGGGTATATCCGACAATATTGTTCGACGTAGTGCGTTAGCTACGCTTACGTTTAACCCTGATAGGGTAAACCTGTAAACGGAATTTTCCTCTGAAATTTTTGATATAGAAGGATTCATGGTTAGATGCTTTATCGAAGAAAGACTGGTGACTATAGTAACTATATATTACAAACCATATTTAAATCAATTTTACGCCAAACATCTATTATGCTTTTCTACATCGAAGAACGCCTGTCTGTGGTTTGCTACAAACGGCTGCATTGCTAGTGCCATTGATATACATCAATTGTGGTTCATTGATTTGATCGATGATAAATGCCCAAAGTGCGCCAATACTGCCGCCTACAATCAGTGCTATTAATAAATTCTTTGGTTGCGAACAATTGTTTGATAAATTCCACACAAAATCCGCCACGATCATAAGTGGAATGACAACAAATGTCGGAATATTAGAAGCTTCTAAATGATTCATTCCGATAAAATAAGACAAATATGCTAGTGTATATCCTAAAATGCTCTGACTCAGTGGTAAATTGGAGATGGGGCCATTTTCTCCCAAGGTAAGCAAATTGCATTTTGCATCGCGAATTGCTTTTTCTCCAAGAGCCGCGTCTGCTTTATTTTTTTCTGTTGTATCATTATTTACTATTGAAATATCATCTACCACCTCTTCAAACCCTGCAAACGATCCAACTAAAACAGTCATAAAACATGCTGCTAATAATCCTAACAAATATATCAACCCTTTTATGTCTTGATTAAAAATTGACTGCAATGTAAAATAGCACACCAATATAAATGGTGCCAAACGGAAAAAAAGATAGGTAAGGTTGAAAATGTTTATTTTCGCCATAGTATATTTCGATTACTATACTATGGGAAGAGAATAACTCGTCTATTTACTTCCAAAATGTGTTTGCAATATATTGTATAACTCTAAATTGTGTTTCTTGCATACAGATTCAGCTGTATATATATCGGAAGGATTAAATGATTTTGCAAAAATAGATATACATTCAGTTTTCTTATTCTCTTCTAATGATTGAACAAAGGACGCATTGATTAATTTTCCACTATCAACCAATATGAAATCGGGCAGCTTCTTCTTAGATTCTTCGGCAACCGGACCTTTGTGAAGTTTACACCCATCGCGCGTGTTGCAAATCGCCAGGCAGTCTTCAATGCTTTCAATCCATTGAACATACTTTTTGTCGCGTAATGATCCTCCTGACATGACAATACGGTTTGCTATTGGTCCGATTCCTACTCCTTAACGGGGAAAATCTTTATGTAGTTTATTTTTGAAACATAATTTCAAGTACTTCTGATATAGTGTCTACGGATATATACTGTATACCACTGCTATGAACTATGTCATTACCGCAGTGTTTTTCTAAGAAAGCATCATATTCATGAAGATTGGCTCGTGGAAATAAAAAGGTTTTTACACCCGCAGCTATTCCACCAATGAGTTTGCTTTCTAAACCACCAATCGCCGTTATTTTTCCACACAAATCTATTTCTCCAGTCATTGCCATCAATGGATCGATTTGTTTTTCTGTAAATAGACTGTACAAGGCAACAGTAATAGCTGCGCCTGCAGATGGTCCATCTTTAGAAATTGCACCATCAGGACAGTGTATATGTAATCCTTGCGATCTTGTTTCGTCAAACCGCTGAATCAATGAGTGTTTAGTTGTATCATCCAACAATTTCCAAGCCAATGTTTTTGCAACATTCATACTTTCTTTCATGACGTCACCCTGTAATCCTGTCAATTTTAGGTCTAAAAATGTTGCCGACGGAAAATAGGCCGCTTCGATCGGCAGAATTCCGCCATTTCCCAAATGATTTGCCCAAAGACCATTCATTATGCCTACCGATGCATTATCAACTACTGTGGTTTTGATTATTTTTTTGTGGTTTTTCAAATACTTTTCTGCAATGATTTCCTTTGAAATTTCATACACAGTGGATCCAATCATGCATGCATTTTCATTTGAACCAGTTGTCTTCAACATTTCCAAATTGATTTCGCCATAAATATCAAAGATAATTTCTTTGAGTTTTCTCACACCCGATTCGCATGTATATTGATCTATAATATATTCAATGGTTTCTTCTTTCATCGCAACTGAATTTACAAACCCCATTTTTTCGCATATTTCGGGCAAAATATACTTTTGCGTAATGACCAATTTATCTGCCGTAGACAAGTGATCAAATTTGATACGGTGTATTCTATCCAACAAGATTCGGTCTATCTTGTCCGGATCATTATATGAAAATACAAAGAGGGCATTTGACATGTTGAGTGGAATCCCATTGAAATACTTGTCTTGAAAATTATCATTTTGTGTAGAATCAATGAGGTGCATCAAGATACCAATGATTTCGCGCCCCTGATCCGTATTGCTGACTTTATCCAATTCGTCAATATAAATAATCGGATTCATGCATTGGGTTTCCATCAAAATATCGCATATTTTCCCCCATGTTGAATTCATATAGGTATATCCATGTCCTTCCAAGAAAGATCCATTACATGACCCACCCAACGCTATAAACGCAAACGGTCTCGGCGATCCATCCGCATTTTTTAAGCATTGTGCTAGTCCGCGTTTTGCCAAGGAGGTTTTTCCAATTCCCGGCGATCCTTCGAAACCAAAGCAATAACCAGTCGGCTCGCCATTCATCCACTGACCAATGATTTTCATTACCTGATTCTTGGCATCATTGTGTCCATAAATGGAGTCATGCAACGATTCCATCACGTTATGTATATCCCGGTTCACATGCGCAAGCATTGTCTCAATCGATGAAATGTGCTTGTACATCATTGCATAGGTCGAATTTTCCAAGATGGTTTGATAAACAAATAAATCATATTCTTGGTCGGTGGATGATTTTTCAATCCACGATTGGATATATTGTATCATAACCTCCTTCTTTTGACGAATCAATTCATTGATTGGATTTGATTTTTGATGATTTCCAAGATTTTTTTCTTTGGACAATGGTCTCTTTGTAACCATACTATTTGTATGCGATGATTCAATGGCTCGCAATATCTCTTGCAGTGTATTTCTTTTCAAGGTTTCTACTTTGGCAAGAGAAGCAGTTTTTAGATGAGAAGATACATGTGTTTTTACTATAGAGATGGATTGCTGGATTTCGCGGTTTGTATATTTTGCCTTTATCGACAATGGTATAGAGAGGTTTTTCCAAGATTCTTCTATTTCTTTGCGAAGCTTAAAGAAAGATGTATTTATCGCGGAAACCTTTGTTAATATCGATTCTTTGCGAATGATATTGAACGGTATTTTTAACAATCCTTCCAAATACTGTTTTGCTTTGGATCCATTGTCATCGGGTTTCCCCTTGATCTCTTTTAGTTTTGCCATAGCGCGTTGTTTTACACATTCGGGCGCTCTTAATAAGAAAATTTGCTGTTCCAATGAAATTGTGGGAGTAATGACACGATTCGTCATATCTTGATTGAATTGAATTGTTTGACGCATAGCATTTTTAAAGAGAGTTTGTAATTTCCAAGAAAAACTACTATAGATCATTTTCTGTTTGGGCGAATCATTGGAATCTTCTTGGGAAAGAGCTAATAAATCATACAATAAATATGCAATATATTTCATCTCACAATCAGCGTCGTCATATAGTAAAAGATGGAGAATCATTGTTCGCTGAGATAAAATATCCATATCATAAAATTCTTTGATCAACTTTTCAATGCGCTTGTGCTTTATATTTGTTGTCACATTGGTTTCTATTGAAAAGAACCACGTTTTCAGATCTCTCTGTCCACATGTCAAATATTGCTTCAATGTTAATACGTCAATCATGTGATCTGTAAAAGTAGCATGTTTGCGTAATTCGACCACTCTTTCTTGAATATATCGATTGCATTCAATGATATACATGGGGACCTCATCCAATACACCAGTTATAATGATTGTTTTTTTCGTATCTTTATTGTGTAGTATTACTCGCATTCCATATATTTTTTTCCAAAATTCCGAATTTGTAATAGGTACAGTTTCTTCGTAGTCAAAACACTCTAGATGTGGAAAGGTTTCTATGTGATATTTCGTATCATGGTTTTTATTGTTACAAAAAGGGTTTGAATCGTATTCTGCTTGCGGTTCTTGCCACGGAACCACTTTGTAGCCAATAGGATGGAAATACTCGCTCAGTAGGTTGTATTTGTCAGACAAGATGTTATTACTGGGTACGTACAAGGATGTGTCATTTCCAAAGAAAAGATTTAATACATCGTCAAACGAATGTGTGCCATATACGGAAATGATTTTTAATAATAAATCAGACCATTCCTGAATCTTTGAAATGTGAGGATGAATATCGAAAGAGATTGTCGTCAACGGTTCTATCACCTCAAGATCGCTGGTTATTTTTATGTATAAATTGTTCAATCTTGAAATACAAATATTTGCATCGTTATTACTAAACATTTCGCTTTTTTTGTAATTATTGATTGAAAAAATAGTATTTTTAATAATTTTTTTTAATTTTTCAGTTTTTCTGTTTACAAATTGTAAAAAATTGGAGATATCGTCTTCCTTGACAAAAGAATTTTGTAAAATTTCCATACCAAGAAAAGATACTTTATATTGTGCAAAGAATTAAAATGGATAATATTTCGCAATATGTTAGTATGAAAAATGATATAAACATACCGTTGTATGAATCTATAACGCTAGACAAAGACATGGGTATACCGAGTTACTTTTCGTATATTATTAAAAATTATTCTAATATTATACGCAATTTGCAAGCGCTTGCGAAATCCAACATACACATAGATCATTTGTTTATGGACTGTAATTCGATCGTGTATGATACCTATTATGAATTGGAGCGAAATCATAAAGCGAGCAATGGCTTAGCTGGAGGTAACATTGAAGATGCGATTATTGCCGGTGTACTAAAAAAAATCGATGCTCACATCTCTCTCGTGAAACCTAGCAAGACACTTTTTATTGCATTTGACGGAGTAGCGCCTTATGCAAAAATGGAACAACAGAGAAAACGCAGATACAAGTCGGGCTATTCTGTCGGTACTACTAATTGTGCGTCGACTCCCTTGTGGAATACATCAAATATCACACCAGGTACCATATTTATGGATACGTTAGCCAAGCGCATCCATGCTCATTTTGTAGGCGCCGAAAAAAAAAATAATATAGAGAGTATATTGATATCGACCTCGAATGAGTGCGGCGAAGGAGAACATAAACTGTTTCAGTATATCCGGCGAAATTCGACCACTTTTTTGAATGACAATGCTGCTGTCTATGGATTGGATTCCGACCTAATTATGCTTTCGATTTTCCATTGTGCCTTGTTTCAACATTTGTATATTTTTCGCGAAGCCCCTGAATTTGGTCAAATCGTCAGAGACCCAAAAGCCACGGTACCCTTTTATTTTATGGATATTGGCGCATTGAAAGAGTCTATTTTGTTGGAAATGGACTGCAAGTATCCCAATGATATGCGTGTCTATGATTATGTGTTTCTGTGTTTTTTCTTGGGAAATGATTTTTTACCACATTTTCCGGCACTGAATATTCGAACACAGGGAATACAAGTATTGATGGATGGGTATCGTTTATGGATTGGCAAGTACGAGGACCGAACCTTTATTTCCGCCGATGGCGATATTCAATGGAAGTGGGTAACGCTATTTATCGAGGAATTGGCCAAGATGGAGTATACTCTTATTCTGAATGAATACAAAACACGCGAAAAATGGAATAGCAAAAAATGGCCCGAATCTACCGAAAAGGAGCGTGAAGACCTCATTCAAAATGTGCCCGTTATATTGCGACAAACGGAAGAGTATATTTGTCCCAAAGAACATGGCTGGGAAACGCGATATTATAAGAAATTATTTCATATAGATGATGGCGAACGCATGACAGAATCAATAGAAACCATTGCAAAGAATTACATACAAGGTTTGGCATGGGTATATCGATATTATACAGTAGATTGTCCCGATTGGAAGTGGAAATATCACTATGAATATCCGCCCTTATTGACGGATCTTTATGCAGAATTATCGATAATGAAACCTGCACCATTTTTTCGGTCTTTGGAAACAATGACCCCGTTTAGTCAACAAGTACAGTTGGCGTATGTTTTGCCGAAATGGAATCATCATTTGTTGTTGCCTACAAACGCAAAGACATTGTTGGATACCTATTCTCATCTGTACCCCGATGACTATGATTTTGAATGGGCTTTTTGCAGATATTTTTGGGAAGCACATCCAACATTGCCGCAGATTTCGATCGAAACGATGAATCAATGGAATGAATTATTTGTGGATAAACCATAATAAAATAACACCATTACATATAATATTTATTCTTGTAATGGTGCGTGTTATAAAAAAAGATGATGTACCAACAATTCTCATCGAGTTGGAATGGAAGTCCGATGCGGCCATTCCTCTAGCAGAGATTTATGATGCCGAGTATTTTCATATATTTGGCTTTACATTACATGCAGCAAATGAACCGAAAGATTCCACTTTATCAAGAACGGCGACACCGGCATCCAAAGAGGATGATGATATTGTATCGTTTGACAATGATGGAAATCATATTGCCGACACGAAACAGCTCGGTGGAGATAAAATAAGTGGACCTTATGCAATGGTGCATGGGCTATTTCATTCTGTGGAAAAAGTGGCATCTCCTGACGCTACATCATCGAATACAAGTACAAGTACAGAAATAGATGAAGATACGTTGCAAACTATATATGTTCCACCACAACCCACCCAATCGAAAGAATCTGTAGAACCGACACCAGGTAACTCAACGGTTGTATTAAAATTGACTATAGATGATTCCGAACATACTTTGGTAACATCGTCATTGACTGATTATATAAATCAAATGAAGGTAGAGAATGCGGATAATATTCAGTGCTTTGTAAAGTCGGGGTTGGATTATCATACAGTGGAATCGATTGCACTAGATCTGTATAAACAGATTACATATTTAGGAACAAAAAACATTGAATTCAAAGATTTATCTTTGTCGGATGTCTATTATATTTGTGGCAATTATGTGATAGTAAAATCGGGCGACGGATTTGTGGCAAAAGGGGAGTCGGAAGAGAAATCCCATGCGGTGAGATATAAAGAAATGATACGCGACATCATGGATGAAACTGTTGACGAGACAAAACTAAAAGAGAGTGCTACATCAAAAGAGAAGATAATATGGTGGCTGTAAAAAGAGGGATGGGAAGAGAAAAAAAAAGGTTGTTTTAGTT